ATGCTTGTAGAGACAACAGCGATGTATGGCGACATGGAAGCAGGGTTAAAGATGAACCAACTTGAGTCTCTTGACTTAGAGCAGGAAAATGCAGAGGCAAGAGGGCGTATTGACGCCCAGCGAAAGGCTATGGCTCATGAATTTGCCGCTAAGATTTTGATGAATCCTCAGCAGTCTCAGATGTAGTCGTATCTTCCGTAAGTTCTACTAAATGAATGGCTCGGGGATTTATTACAAACGTTTTATTCTCGCTTGAAAAAGTAAAAGCCTTATTTTTTTTATAACAAGAACTAAAAACACCAATAAAAGTTTCTACTGTATCTCCTTGATTATCCCAACTTAATATTCTATCACTAAAAAATATTTTACATTTCATTGTAATCCTTTAAGACTGTTTACGCCATGTTGAACTATAAGAAAAGCAAGTGTAGCCAGAGCGGCGTACATTTCTGCCTTTTGTTGATTATCATCGCATGGAAGCTTATCAAGTAAATCACCAATTTCTATTAATTTAGAAGAAAGTTTGATATATGGGTCATCTGTTGTCATTTTTTACCTATTTTTCACAAATCTGTTCTTTATCCATTCTTTAGATTCAGAAACAGTTGTAAATTTTGCCAATTCATAATAATTAGTTTCATCTTCAGCTAAAACATATGAACTACTTCCTTGTTGACAAGAAGCGTAGATCTTTTTTATGAAGCGTAAATTTAAAACATTTCCATGTAAATCAACAATCCAATCTTCCATGTAGTTAACCTTTTAAATTCGATTTTTTTTCTTCTATAGCGCACAGTCTATTATGGAAGTCTTTCACTTCCAAGTTAATAGCATGTGTAAGTTCTCGTATTGCATCAAGTTTTATGTCCATGTGTCGAATATCCGCCCTAGACTCCGTCCGATTCCAAATGAAAAGTCCAGCAATTGTCAGCAAAACAAGTAATAGTTCTAAAACTGCCATATTTACTCCTGTTTTTACCGCAAGATCATAGCCTACTTGTTCAATATTTATAAATCCTTATGTTGCGGCTTGTAACAACCTTGAGGTTATACCATGGCATCGCGCCGAATTGATGATCATTCTTTTTTCGCTGGTAAGGCAGAACATGGTTCTGTGTTCCCAGACGGATCCCATAAACTAAAAATGGAAAGAGACGACGGACATGCCGGCTCAATTTCCGATTATCCCGATACTACTGAGGCTATTGAAAGAGATCAAGAGTCAGGAGTAAAAGCTATTCACCGTCAACCGATGAAAACAGGCTATCGGTACTAATATGTCTGAAAAACAAGGTAAAATCGTGCACAATCCTTGGGATTTTTCTGCGCCTAAATATGATGATCGCTGCAAGCAAAATGCAGGAACTTTCTATGGTGTAGGACGCACGAATCCAGTTGGCCATACAGATGGCGTAAAGCAGCACGTGGCTACTTTTCCACAAGAAAATCAGGTTAAATCCCTGTGAAAAGCCGAGCTGCACATAGAGAGGGCCATACTAGTTCCTCCAAGATAATGGCAGGCAACTATTATGGCTCTGGTATTAAACAAAAAGTCGGTAAAATGCGAGAAAGGGAGGGGACAGAAACGCCCCTACCTCGCAAGAAGTTACGCATTCCTCCTAAGCGTGTAGCTTAAACTACCTAAGCCCTTTCCGTACGAGTGCCTTAAAAAAGCATATAGAAAGGGCCTTAGGTCTATTCAGTAGTTAAGTTTTACTTTATAACTGCCTTTAGCAGCTAGGCTTAAATCCCGATAGATTTTATCAATGACTTCATCGGTTAAATCATCTGGATCTTTAGCTTCCAACGCTTTACGGTTATGTTCAAAGTCGTAAATGCTTGTAGTGATGGTCTCGTTTTCCATCATTTTACCCTTTTCAAATAACGGCCACTGCTCTCTTGGTGGTATCATCCAGACAATCTTCACGATATCTGTTTTGGGGTCAACTTTAAAAAGCATTGAATTTGTTTGTGCCTTAGGCTTAGTAAGACGCGGCTGCCAGATCAGCCGCTTTGTAATCCCATCATCCGCCGTTCTGGCATGGGCAAACAGATAAAATGGATAGTCTCCAAAAGGCCGTTGCAGCCTTATCGACTCCACTGTCTGTCCAATGTCTGTGGATTGTGCATGCGTAATGTGTTTTAATCGATCGTGAGCATCTAATCGATTAACATCCATCACCTTAGGTTTGTGCATGGATTATCCTCGTTTGGCGCGGATAAGTGCTTGCACTTTTTCATAGGCTTGCTTCTTACCTACTTCCGAAAAATCAGATGAATCGGTAATCGGCGGAGTCGCAATTCCGGTTGGACGGTAGTAATAGGAACGCTGTTTTTGATTAATTTGATCTTGAACAGTCGATTTTTTATCTTCTGGCTTATGAAGACTCAACGTCTTAATTGTTTGATAAGCCATTTCTTTTCTTAGATTCTCATCAGGGATTTTGAGGATCTTTTCAGCTAATTGAGGATGACTTGTCGCCAGTTTCTGAACGGTTTCTTCGTTCATTACTTCTTGAAAATCAGGATATTGTGTCTTAAAGCGAAACTCTTCATTCGCCTTTCGTTCCTGTTCGATAATTTTTGTGGCAATTGCCTCAGCGGTCTTTGCTATTTTATCTTCATTGACGCGTTCAAACTTCTTTAAATGCCGTTTGAGCGATCGTTTGTCGATATAAGGTTCATTATCATTTTCATCCAGCTCCTCCTCATCGGGGGCATCTGTTGCTGGTTTTCTTGTTTTAACTGCTTCAAGCTCGCTAGCGAGGCGTGCTCGCTCTTCACGTTCTCTTGCAAGTTCAAGTTCTGTTTGTTCTTGTTTTCTTCTAAGTTGGGCAAAGTTGAACTCTTTGTCATTTTGTTTTGGTGTTTCTTTAGAAGCTGTCTCTTGATTGTTTATTTGATTTTCTGTAGACATCAAAATTAATCCTTTACGCCGGTAAGCGTTTTGTTGCTACAAACCGCAGCAAAGCAGAAAAGAATTAAATTTCAATAGGCTATGACAAACAAACCAGCATTTAGCCCTAAACAATGGCAGTTTATTAAGGAATCAACAGCAAAATTTAATCTTGCTCATGGTTCTGTGCGCTCCGGAAAAACTGTTTGCAGCATCTTTCGTTTTCTACAAGCCGTTGAAATGTGTAAAGGAACAGATATTTGGATCACCGGCTACTCCCAAGGCACGATCTTTCGAAACATCATTAGCCAGATAATCAACACAAATAACAAGCAGCTAGGCTTTCTGTCTGGGTATTGCAAATGGTTCGAGGGCAAAAAAGAACTCGTCTTCATGGGCAAAACAATCAAATGCTATGGCGTTTCTGACCAAGGATCTGTAGGTGTTTTACTTGGAGGAACTTGCGATCTATGTCTTTCCGATGAAATGACTTTATATCCTCAGAACGTTCTTGAGATGTTGGTGACGCGTCTTTCTAACTATGGCAGCACACTATTTGGCACAATGAACCCATCACATCCTGGACATAAATGCCACGAATTAATCGAATTAGCTGAAAAAGGCGATCCTAATTATTACTCCTTGCACTTTGTCGTTGAGGATAATCCTTTTTTGCCGCCCGATTATACTGAGATGTTAAAAAAAACATTAACAGGCGTTTTTTACAGGAGATATTACCTTGGAGAATGGTGTCTTGCGGAAGGTGCAATTTTTGAATTCTTGGATAAAAAACTTCATGTTGTACGCCGTCCGCCTCGTTCAGCTGACTTTTATATCGCTGGCATTGATTACGGCGCTTCTAATCCTTTTGCCTGCGTTTTGCTTGGATACTCTTCTGGGCGTTTTCAAGAAACAGGCCCAACTCTTTGGGTAGAAAAAGAATACTATTGGAATCCCAAAGCTACAAACCAGCAAAAGACTAATGCTGAATTTGCTAGAGATCTGGATAGGTTCTTCGATGGATATGCGATCAGGGGGATATATATAGACCCATCAGCAGCATCTTTTAAGGTAGAGATGAATCGACTAGGCTACCGCACGATCGACGCTGTAAACGACGTTTACGATGGCATTATGCACCTCACAAGCCTAATTAAAGAAGGATCGTTAGTTATCCATGAAGATTGCAAGAATTTAATCAGGGAAATGGAAAGCTACTGCTGGGATCCAAAGAAAACAGAGAAAGGCGAAGACGAACCGATCAAGGTAAATGATCACGCCATCGACGCGATGCGCTATGCCTGCTATACATTTACAAAAGGCAAAAAGCTTTTCGCCATTCCTACTGCTGACGATGTTTATCGTTCACAAGAACAGCAGCGTCAAAATCATTGGATGAACCGCTCATCCACCTATTGACTATTTACAATTATTTCATATGTTGTGGCTTACGTACTGCTCTACGTTACAGAGCTTTGTGTAATGCCCTTCACTAAGGCAAGAAGCTTGTAAAAATTATTTACAAGCCCAAATTCGGCGTAATTGTCCTATCGCCAAGGTCAAAACCAATAAAAACAAACGAGGTTTTGAACCTATGTCTATTACAACTACAGGCAACCTCGGCCCTTTAATTCTACAATCGCTCGCACCTGCGATGCTGTATACGCCTACCCCGATGATGCCTTACATCATCTTCGCGGACAAGGTCAGTATGTCAGCCAACGGTGGTACGACTTGCAGATTTATGAGGCCAAGAGCCTTACAACCCCCTACGGTACAATTAGGTAATGCAGGGATTGACCCTCCGGCCCAAGTACCACAACGGGATATTATCGATGCACAAATGGCCTTCTTCGGAACGGGCTGCATCATCAACGAACAGGTCATCCTGCAAGACCAAGATGGAGTTCTTGCTTGGGTATCTGATCGTCTAGCTGTCGCAATGCGGCAAGCAGAAGATTTGATCTTACGCGACTACATCCTTTCTGCAGCTAGCCAAGTAAATGCTGGTGGCGGATCGAATGGGGATAACCCAACTAACCTCGGAATTTCTGACTTTAGTTTGGTCGCTGCGACTCTCGATACCAACAACGCATATAAATTTATGTCGGGTATCGAAGGCGAAAACCGTTTTGGAACAGGCCCAGTACGTTCGGCTTATGCGATGATTTCATCGACCGAACTGCAACCAGACTTTGATAGCCTAACTGGATCTGGATTTTTGAGCCAATGGAACTATCCGACAAACACGAACGCTCTTCCCTCTGAATATGGAAACGTGTTCAACATTCGGATTTTTACAAGCTCGGAAGCTCCGGTTTCTCGCGCTACATCTATGAACGGACGCGACGTTTATTACAACGCCGTATTCGGTAAACAGGCTTATACCCACATCAATCAAGACGGGTATAGCATGAACCTGATTTACCGCGATCCGTACTATTCTGGCATGCTTGCCCAGAACGCAACCCTTGCTGTTAAGTTTGCCCAAGCGCAAGCAATTACGCAAGATACGGCCATCCGTCAACTCCTCTGCACTCGTGCAGGCAACGCAATTAACCCATAGGAAGGTGACGTATGGAATATGATAGACAAGCACAAGGTGTTGTAACATCTCTTGGTGGAGCAACTCCAGTAATTCTGCCTTTTACGCCTAGTTACATTGAAATTTTCAATGCAACTCGGTCGGCAGCAACGGGCGTTGTAAAAGCTTGGTGGCAAGTAGAAATGGGACAAGGAGCTGCAGGTCTTACGACTATTTCAACTACCGGTACTACTCCTACTGTAACAGCTGATCTTGATTCGTATATTGCTTCTGCAACGGG